GACCGTGTAAGGCTGTCCGGCAGATACCTGACCGCCCAATGCTCTTGGCTTACCGCCCGTAAAGGTGCCGGAAAGAATTGAGAACAGACCGACTCCGTCACTCCCGCCAAGAGCATTAAGTCCGAAGCGCAACAATGCGCTGCTTAAACTTGTTAGCACATTACGTAGTGCGCTATTCCAGTCGTTAGTGCCATTAACCAGTGTTTCAAATAGTCCCGTAAACTGTTGGCCTGCCGTATTAACCAAAGTATTTATTCGCTGCTGTATAGCTTCTTCTTCCTTGCGTGCATTTGTAGCTGCGCGAATGGCTTCAATTTTTTTCTGGAGGTTAGCTATTTCAGTCTCGTCAAGTGTTTTACCGTCCCGTTTGTACTGCGCTGCGATTTCTCTTACACGCAACGCATCCTGCTCTCCTTCACTAATCGCATTTACCTTCTGTAGTTCAAAGTCCAGTCCCTCTAAAGTTTTTGCAAATCTGTCGTTTAGAGCGTCAACAATCGTCTTTCTTTGTTGCAAAATACCCAGTAGTTTTTGATCTGCATCGACAGTTGCAAGCTGAATGCGTAGAGTCTCTTCAGCTTGGTTTTTGCTCTCAAGACGAGCAGATTTGATTGCGGCCTCGCGTTCCAGTAGAACGCCTTCCATTGCCAGCGCATCCATCAAAGTGGTGTTTTCGCCCAGCTTGGCTTCACCCTGTTTAATGGACAAGGCGTACAGCTGCTTCTTAAGTGCCAGTTCAATTTGAAGTTGGGCGAGAGTAGTATCCCGTTTGCCGCTCATATCCTGCTCAAGCCCGTATTGAATTTTTAGTAGCTCTGTTTCTTCTTCCAGTGCTTTTAAAACTTTTTGGACGTTATCTCGCAAGGTTTTTTCTAGTGCCTCTCCCCGTTGCTTAGCAATAGATTCCGGCGATACCTCTTTGAATTTTTTGATAAAAGCGTCTATGCCCGGTACTTTTAAACCAATGTCCGGCAGGCCCGGTAATTTTGCCTCTTGAGAAAGTTTTACAAACTCAGCAAGCAGTACAACGCCTTGAGTAAGACGACCGGTAATTTCATCCCAAAAGGTTACTTGGGACGCTGTTGCTACTTTAGCTTTGATGCTATTTTCTACAATTAAATCGGTTAGTGACTTCTGAGTAGTAAGCGCACCATTAGCGCTCAGATTAAGAGCAAGCGAGCGTGCTTCGGCGTTGCCAATCTCTTTTCGTAGTGCAAATATAGAGCTTAGTGCATTCTTTTGATTGATAGCGGCTTTAGCTAAATTTTCAAATGTTGTAGCGTCTCCTACACCGGAAAATATAGACGTAAGCGCCTCTCGCGTATTACCATCGGTAAACTGTTTAAAGGAGTTAAGTAGTTCTAAGACGGCGTCGTTTTCAAGGCGTAATGCTGATGCGAGTTCTTTTACGTCGCTAGCAGTTGTAGTGCTGTTAAATCCAGTGCTTGAAACACTTGCATTTAGAGCAAGTAGATCAGAATTTAATCTCTGTGCTTTGTCAATAATGTCACCGATAGCCGTGCCAAGCAGGGAAAGACCGAATCCAAAAGTTCCGCCAAGTAGCCCGCCCGCTGCGCCACCTATGGCACCACCGATAGCTGCAGCTCCGGTTTGACCGAACAACAGCGGAAACGCGCCGCCGACTAGGGCGTTGGATAACGCACTACGCTGTTTTGTGGAGCGCGTTTGTGCTCGTGTACGTTTTTCTTGAATTGCTTGCAGCTTTAACTCAAATTGCAGCTCTCTATTGGAAATAGCAAAAGCCTCTTTGCGGTCTTTTAGCTCTTGTGCACGTTGGCGTTGCGATAGACCCTGGATTGCTACGCCTTCTTTTAGTACATTTGTCCAATTTTGCATTAACTGGAAGTTTTGCTGTGCTTTTTGGCGTTCCTGATCTAATAACCGCAAACTTTGCTGGCGTAATGCAATGCGGTTAGCCTCTGCACGCGCCATCGCCCCAAGCGGGCTTTGGGGTCCCTGCATCTCCCCCGATATACCCATCATCTGGGCAGACCGCTGACGTGCAATATCAACTGATTGACGGTTTTCGCGCATCTCTTGAAGACGCGCTTGCATTTGATTGCGGCTGGCAAAAACACCGGCTTTGGCTGCGCGATTTGCACTGAGCAGACTGGATTCCCACTGCTTAGTGACCTGTGCAGCTTCTTTTGCGAGACGGTTGTATTCGTCGATCTCGCGGTTGTACTTATCTGCTTCTTCCGTCAAATATGCCTGTTGACGGCGCTTAGTCTCAAGCGATTTAATTGCTTTTGATTCCTGTAGCTCCGTTTGTGAAATGCCACGCGCTTGGCGCACTAGGTCGTTGATTGCTCGTTGTTCAGCTGTTTGAGCTTTAGTTACAGCGACAAGCTGACTGGCTGCAGTACGAGCTTCCTCCGTAGTGGAGTGGAATTTGCCGATTTGGTGGTTTGCATCTTGTAGCTGCTTATTTAATTGGTTTAATGTCGATCCTTCAATTAAATCCGCAAAGGCTGTTTTTGTGGCATTCAGTTGAGTGTTTAATCCGCTGACTTTATCGGTAGCGCCAGCGATGGCTTCAGTTACCTGTTTGCCGATAGCTTTATCGACAGCTGCACCAACGCCGACCGCAGCAGAGCTAGCTTTAAGCAGCTGAGGCGCGAAGGCCATTGCTGCAACGGTGGCCATTCCCAAGCTTCCGGGAATATGACCTACCTGGGCCAGTATCTCGCCGACGAGATGCGGGACACCGCCGAGAGCGGCGTCAAATGCATTACCTACTGCGTTTACGGCGCCTTGAAGAGGTCCGAGTTTTGCCGTAGCTGCTTGAAAAGCCGCTGGTAGCTGACCGGCGCCAACAACAGCTCCAGCAAACAAGCCACGTGTAAATATCGACTTGATTTCGTTGCCGACCTTCCGGGCTGTACGGCCCAGATTGCGCATCGCCTTTTCAGGCGTCTTGAAGTCGATGCGACTTGCAGCTTTAGATAAGTTGTCGAGCCGCTTCTGTAGCTTTGTTAGCTCAGTCTCAACCTGCTTAGTTTTGGCCCGTACCTGAATATCGACGTTATATTCAGCCACTGGGCTACGGCGGAAGTCTTATGTCCCAGCTTACCTGCTTTGCAAACTACTGGCGCGTGATCTCATCTGAGCACGATCCATTGCTTTCTCCTCTTCTTCACTACGCAGCTCGAAAAATGCTGCCCACCCTGTAAGTTCCTCTGGTGTCAGTGTTTGACAGAGCTGGGCAACTGTTTGGCCCAGCTCTTTTGCCAAAAAATAGATGAAAAACCAGTCTTTCTCAGCTTTTAAGACTGGCCTTCGCTTCCTCCACCTTGGCGTCCGAGCCAGAAGTCAACATTGCGAGCTGGATGTCTTGCAAAATGCTCGCCTCCACGTCACGGCGGAGGGCGGCACGTTCACCATCGGCAAAAAGACGCTTGCCGTCCTTGTCCAGAGCTTTTTCAATCATCAGGCTCAACGCAAAATCATTTGCGTCTTCAGAGCCCGCTTTTTTCTGGATTGATTCGCGCTCGGCAATGGTCAAGGGGTGCCAGTAAATTTCCAGCACCACTTCGCCTTCGCTTTTGACTTCGTGCTTGTAGAGCTGGCTGACTCCGAATTTGTTGCGGAGCAGTTCGGTAGCACGCATAAATGATTTTGTTGGTTACTACAGAATACTACGCCCGCGCAGTGAATTGACAAGACACGATGCCGATGAAGTGCGAGCGGTCCTCTGTGTTTACGGGCAAAGGTCCGACAATATCCAAGACACGGGGTGACACGCTGTAAGTGTCGGTGTACCCACTGGCGTTGACCGAAGTCAGGCCGTCAATCACTGCTTCGCTGATTGCAGAAAGCACAGACGTTCCAGCGTTTTTGGGGACGTAGATGTTGCACTGGATCACGCCGGAGTAGTAGTCCTGCGCGGCACCTTGGGTCTGGAGGGTCGAACGGGAAAAGTTGACCGACATCAAAATGTATTTTTCGCTTTTGCCGGGGCGGGTGAACGCGACGTTGTCGTACACCATGCGCACATCGCTGTCCGCGTTAGAAACCGCATCAGTTACGGCTTTTTCAAAGGCTGCGCGAGCTTTGACGAGTGTCATGACTTCTCTCCTGGAACCTCGTAGGAAACATACTTGCTATCTGCTCCGAGCAGATTGAACAGTCCGCGACCACCTTGGCCTTGGCCGGATGCAACACGAATACGGGTTGGGGCGCCCTTATCACCAAAGACGTAGTTCACAAGATCCTTAAGTTCGCCTTGGATGTACGTAGGAATCTTGTTTTTGGGGGATGCAAGTGCGTCCGAAGCGTACTTAGCCGTATTGCCAATGAATACCGACTGGTTCAGCTTGAAGCGAGGCACTCCATGTCGGGGTTGGATAATTGGCTGACTGCCCGCAGCTAATTTCACGTAGCCGCTGGGCATGGTGACGGTCTCGATCTTGTCCCAAGGTGCGAAATCTTCCCTTTCGTCGCGGGCGCGGGGACGGCTGGTACCTGCCTTCCAACTGGAGGCAAAAAAGCCTGTCAGCACAGGGCTAACTTCGGGAGTTGCAAGCTCATCAAGCGCGATCTGAATAAGACCATTTAAATCGTCTTCAAGACGAGCCATCAGGTCTTTTTTCATGTGCTTAATATCGCGTGCCATTAGAAGCGCACCAGCAAGATGTAGAGGTACTCTTGGCCGCCGCGATACGTGCGGATGTCGGTGATTTGGGCGGTGCGAGCGGCGCCAGCGTAAGTAAGAGTGACCTGATCCTCAAAAGTGGGCTGGTTGCTGCCTATAAGGTCAGGCGTGATGTAAATCTTGGCTTGGCGTTCTTCGCGACCTTCCTCTTCCTCAGAGACAACAAACTCGACCGGCACCTTGATGCTGGAGTAGCTGGTATCTGTAGTGGATAGCGCTCCGGTGGCGTAGTCGTAGCTGGGGGATGCTTTGCGGGTGTAGGTGATGCTGGTGTCGAGGGCAGTGCCAAGGTCTGCCACCACCGATTTGGCGATTTGCTTGAAGGCAGTGTCGAGTGCGCCAGCCATGATTAACCCCTCACAACACGTACTTGATAGCTGCCGCTACCTCCAAGGCAATAAGCACCAAGATAAGACTGCAGCCAAGGATAAACGTCAAAGACGTTATTGACCGTTCCAGTGGCTTGGCTCGACTTGTTGTATTTGACTTTGATGTCACCGAGTTCGACGGCTTCGTACAAACCAGTATCACCAGTGGAATCAGTGATCGCACCAGTGTCGTTAGCTAACGCACGTGCAAGTTCGTAGGTGGCGTATTTGATCTCGGCAGGAATCAAGCTGCAGGTCAACTCCACGTTGTCTACGTGGTAGTTGTTGCGGGGCCACTTCAGCGCTTGGTCGTTATCGCAGCGGTCGCCGTAAAAATTCAGGCTGTCGATCCAGCGCGTGGCTGAAATTAGTGCGCGGTTCTTGGCGTCGTCGGTCTTGTCGTCCCAGGTTGCTGAGTCGGGAACAGTCTCGAAATATGCGTCGGCAGCAGCCAACGTCACATAGCTATTAGCTGTTTCGCTTTTCAGTGTGGCGTTGATAGTTGCGGCCACAGCACTACCACATACTTTTTGTCAGTCTAGCGGCAATAAAAAACCCCACCCGAAGGTGGGGTCCTGCCTCTCAACATCTGAAGGGTAGATCAGATGGTGGTGGTGTCCAGAGGGCTGTTGACGGTGAGCTGAACCATGGGGATCAGGTCGATGTCGTAGGTGGCGCTCCAGTTGCCGGCGGTAGCCAGGTTGGTGTTGGTCGGGTTGTCGGAAGCAGAGGTCCACTTGGTGCCCATGACGTGATAAGCGCCGTGGTAGTCAACCGAGAGAACGTCCTGCTTGGACAGGATGTTGCGGTCTGCCTCAATCCGCAGATCCGACTGCACACCCTCAAGGATGGTGCCGGACTTGATCAGGTAGCAGTAGAACTCGCGCTGGTGGCCGCTGGTGCCAGGAGCGACGGTGTTGACTTGGCTGTCAACCACGACGCGCATACCGGCAAACTCGCCAACCTCACGGGCGCCGATGCCGACGCCGCCACCACCCCAGGTCACTGCGCCAGAAGCGGCGAGTGCGGAGGTGGAGAAGGTCAACATGCCCACCTGATACAGGTAGTAGGCGACCGAGGGGTGAACGACGAGGGTGTCGAGTTCTTCACCGCGCTCACCCAAGACCGAACGAGCTTCTGCCACGTTCGCAGCAGACAGGAAGTTGGCCTCAACGCCGCCAGAGGCAGCAGCAATACCTTTGTCCAGAGCGTTGCCGGACAGGGCAGTGCCGAACAGACCAGACAGCTGGGAGAACAGACGGGCGCTGTTCAGCTTGTTGATGGCATCAGCCAGCTGATTGCGGATGTGAAGCATGGGGTCTTCACCAGCAGCCAGAACTGCAACGTCGTCAACGGCGTAGGCGAAGCCACGGTGGACGATGGATGCAATCTGGGTTCCGGTCCCAATCTTCTGAGGGGTCAGGTAGCCATTGGTGCTGGTGCCCCAGCTGGCGGTACCGTCCATGATCTCCTCAGTGGGAGACACGGGGTTGAACTCGGGGACTTGGATGCGGGTGCCGCCTTCGCGGGCATCCAGCAGGGCGTTGCGAACAACAGCGCCGCTCTTCAGGAAGAGGCTGCGCTCTTTGATCGCCTCAGACACGTAAGTGCTGAGATTATTGCGCTTGACGATGTCCGCCAGAAGGACACCGCCGGAATAATTCTGAAATGGGGCGGCCATTTCAATCTCCAGGGGAAAGGTTTACGTGGTTCAAGTCACAGACTTGAGTGGTGTCCCACGGGGACTTAGCGACCCGCTTCCCTTTTCAGCACGGCTGCAAGGTCGGGGTCGCTGGCTTCCAAGGCCATTTGCCTCGTTAGGTTAATACTACCTTCCTTCCAAGGGTTAGCCATTCCAGGTGCAATCGCACTGTTGGGAGTGGGTTTTGCGCCCATTCCAGCTGCACTGCTTGGCTTGAAGTGGTGCTCATAACCTGAGCCCGGATTCTTCAAGTTAGAAAGGTAGGTGTTGATGTCTTGCTCAACACCGCCGTTCAAAACAACAACGTTGCCGCTGTCGTTTTTGCGGAGGTTGTTTTGCAAGAGCTGCAACATCTGCTCGGCGTTGATAGCGCCAGCCTGGCTGATGGCAGACATGGCGCTGGTTTTCATCGCGGCAGTTTCGTTAGAGGTGCGGAGTTCCTCTAACTGACGCTGCAGGTCGTTGATCTGCAGGTCTTTTTCTTGGGCAGTTTTGTTGGCCTCTTCCCAGAGGTCCTTCCACTGCCCTTGGTCTTCCAGCGTTTGCTTGCGCTGGTCGTCCTGCTTTTTGTAGA